TTAAATGTTAGAGGTTTGAGGTATAGCAATTTTGGGGTGGATTGTCAGATGGAGGTCGCTTTTGGCTTTGCCGTAGACACGGACGGTTTTATGGTAGTCTATACGGCGGATTACCTGCTTTAAGAGAAGATTTTGTTCTTTTGGATCTTCCAGTGTGGGGTATACGTCCAGCACATGACGGATGAGTGGCGCGGAGTTCTTCTGCGCTTCAATGTCTGTCTGTTTATTATGGAGTTTGCGCTCGATCTCGTGCTTTGTGTTTAGCAGTGCGGTCTGATCCTGGCTGATTGCGGATTGACGCTGCAGGAAGGTTTCCTTACTGTAAACACCATCTTCGAGCAGTTCATAGGTACGCTGCAGACGGTGGTTTATATCGGTAAGCTGCTTCTCGATATTCTGCAGTGCGATTTCTTCGCTTTTCGTGTCCAGAAGGGTAGGAGAGCTGAGTTCGATCTCGTGAAGAAATTCGCGGAGAGACTGCAGGACAAGGCTTTCCACATCTTCAAACAGACTGGAGACGGTAGAGCAGGACGGATTTTCACAGCCAAACCGGACTTTATCTTCACGGCGGTATGGATGGCGAGACATCAGTTTACCGCATTGGTCGCAGTAGACCAGTCCGGCCAGCGGATTCATCTGCTGGTATTTGCGCGGTACACGCGGCGTAACGGTGTCTTTCATGCGCTGTTGGACGCTGTACCAGACGTCCCGCGGGATGATCGCTTCGTGTATTCCTTCGTACAGCTCACAGTTTTTATTGACCGGTCGCTTGGTTATCAATTTGCCTTTTTGCACGATTTTTGTGTTGACCTTCATGGCACTGGGGATAAAACCGGCATAGTGCGGGTTCTGCAGGATGGCACGGGTAGTCGCGGGCACCCATTTTTTATCGAGCGGTGTGCGGATCTTCATAGCGTTCAGTTCGTTCGCGATTTCGGAAAAGCCTTTGCCGGAAAGATACATATCGTAGATGGTGCGGATCACACCGGCCTGCGGCTCAACCGGTCGAAGGGACCAGCCGCGGCCGTCCAGTTTGTAGCGTTCATAGCCGTAAGGCGGACGTCCGGGAACGTAGTGGCCTTCTTTCTTGGAGGCTCTCGTTCCGGCCAGCTGACGGCGGCGTATCATACGGTACTCCTGCCGCGACATGAACAGGCCGAACTCCATCCATTCCTCGTCCGCCTCCTGCGTGGGGTCGTAGGTTTTGGCGGGTGTTACGATGAGTGTGCCTGAAAACTTAAACGCTTGGGCGACGATACCCTGATCTATGGTATCGCCGCGCGCAAGACGCGAGGTTTCGGTTACGAGGACGCCCTTCCAGCGGCCATCCTCCACCTCGGAGAGAAGCTGCTGCATGACGGGACGGTTTGCGATACGCTCGCCGGAGACGATTTCGCGGTAGATCGCGCCGATCGGCAGGGCGCGGGTCTTGGCAAGCTCCATGAGGATATGCTCGTGCCGGGCGAGGGTATCGCCTTCGCCGTGCGCCTCGGCTTCGAGGTCGGCGCGGGATTTGCGTAAATAGATGGCATACTCGGTTGACATTTGATCACTTCCATTTATTATTCCAGTCATTCAGGTCATGGGTGACATGGATAATCACCCAGACTACAAGCAAGGCGATACAGAGCAAGCCGGTGAGGGTTTCCTTGACAAATGGACTCATGCAATCAGCTCCTTACTGGTGTTTGCGCAGGATTTCGTTTATTTCATCCTCTGTTATCGTTTTCGAGGGTCTGTTTTTGATGATTTGACCGATATCGCGTAAAACGTAGTAACGCTTTGTAAGCGATTCGTTTGCTTTTTGGTAATTGGAAGAAGCTATACACATCAGAACAAAGAACAGGATACACAAGCAGGCGAGGACGCCGATAATGTAGGGATAGTATTTAGTCCAGCCGCTTTCTATTGTTTTGCTTGTGGAAACGGCAGGCGCTTCTTCTTCATCTCGGGTAGACGCTCCGCCGAGCTCGCTTCTGTCGATGATATCGCTGTTCGGCGCGGATCGGTCGGCGAAAAATCCGTCTCGATAGCCTTGATAATATCCGTCGTCATAATCACTGCTATGATCTTCGGCGCTGTCGGTGTCGTTAAAATCTGACCATACAGCAGCTTCGTTTAATCCGAAGTAGGCACCTTGTTGGAATTGCAGACTTTGTTCCTGCAAACCAAACATATATACAATTTCGTCCAGAGTGAAATAGTCGAACCTTGGTTTGTTCTCTGGATCATTGTAAGAACCGGCTTGCATGAAATAGCTGTTATCGGTTTCACCATCAGCGTGCGGAATCGCCTGATCCTGATATGGTGTGTACATTCTACCGTCTGCATCATAATAATATTGGCGAGGTATAATGTGACCTGCTTGTGGACAGCTGCCGGAATTTGAAAAATTTTGCGAGGATTCGTATGAATCGGGAACCCATTCCCAACTGGGATCACGCCAATCTACATCGTCTACTTGGTCGGAAGTTGTATCTTGCGAAATAGTGTCTGTTGCCGATGAACCACTTGTGCCGGAATTCCTACCGGTTTGGTCATCATAATCATATGGACAGATTCCATTTGTATGCTGATGGGCCGGATATCCGTGGTGGTAGTGATATTCGCCGGTATCATTATCCCAGTGGCCGCCGTCTGCATCTGTTTGCCCCGGATGGGCCGAGGCAACAGATGTGAGCATTAAGAGACAACCAGCGGCGCAAATTATCCGTTTGGTAAGATATTTCATATATTTGCCCTTTATTCATGCCTGCTTTTCCAGATCGGAAAGGTCAGGCATTTTTTTATGCGTTTGTTTTGCCATATACATGGTCTGACGGATATATTCCTGTCCCTGCTCGTTCAGGGAACGGTAGTCGTCGATGAGCTGTTGTTCGTCGGCGGAAAGGGCGGGGACTGGCGCGGTATTCTGCGCGATTTTGGGTTGTTCCTGCATAAGTTGCTGTATTCCTAATCGAATAAGTTCAACTGTTGCACTGGAACGGGTTTTGTATCGGTGTTCAAACTGATAATCTTCGATTTGCTTGAGAAGTTCATCATCTACCGAAACAGTATATCTGGGACGATCTGTTGACATTCTCTCACCTCCTGAGTTTACTCCATTATACACCGGTGGTTCACTGATGTAAATATTTTTGTGAAATATCTTGACAAAGCAAAAGTGAACCACTATAATACAAACAACAGGTTCAGTGAACCACTTAAAATGAAGGAGTGAACCAAATGAAAAGACTTTCCGTAAGCCTTCCGCCGGAAATCGAAAAAACGATTATCGACCTGCGCAAGACCGACGAATTTTGCATGTGCTCTTGCGCTGACATTCTCCGTAAACTGATGCTGATTGGCGCGGAACAGCTGCACACGACAGCCGAGCAGGCGGAAGGGAAGGGGTGAGAAGATGGACGAACTGTTAGAAAAGAACGCCGAAGAAATTGTGCTGAAAACAATAACTCTCCTTGCCAACTGTGTGGAGCAGCTGAGCAAGGAGAGCGTTCCGGCGCAATCGACCTATACCACGGCTAAGATTGCAACCTGTTTGGAAATTCTGAAATTATTCGCAATGAATAGTCTGCAGAATCGAATTGTAGATATCAGCAATGGCTGAACCAAACTCAGCATTAGACTGGATATCTCCGGATCTGAAATGACCGGTTTCCAACAGCTTGAGCGTAAGCTGAAGGGCAATTTCTTTATCAGACATGAAATCACCTCCTTTCTGCTTTTCAGTATAGCAGATAAGGAAAACGAAAACAACGCCGAGCAGGCGGAAGGGAAGGGGTGAGGGGATGGACACCGAGAAAAACAAAGAAGCCCCGCGGGACGGGACTTCTTACAGCATGGATGGGATTCGGGATGCGCTGCGCTTTGACAATGATGAATTCGTTCGGAAGCGGAATGCGATAGCTGAAAGCGAGTACAGAATGCGCAGACGGTGGTATTGGAGCAATTTGCGGGGCACACTTGCGACAATGATTGGTGTGCTGAGCGTGTTAACACTGTTTATTTACATCTGGGTCTGCCTATTTCGTTGGGTAATTTAGCATCTTCGGGCAGTTCGGCAATATCGGGTGCGTAATAGCGAAGAAGATCGTATTGAAGTGCTAAACGAAGATTCATGGTTGCGTCATTAAGCTGCTGCACTAATTCGGATGAGCGTTTTTCTGAATAAGCGTACAAAAACAGTTTTTGACGAAAATCAGCCAGCATTGAAGTGGTAGACGGTGTTGTAAGCATTGATGCTTTTTCGATTGCGGCAATCAGCTGCGGCAACAGAGCTGGATTGTAATTCGCACAGATGTAGTTGCTCCATTGCTCAAAAAAGAGAGAATACGCATCAACGCGGGCATGCATGAACTCAGTTACGACGGCTTGGTTCATTTGCGATTTTTGAGCAATACGCGCTGACTTTACCGCACCAATTACACCGCAAACAGCGCCGACAGCACCAGCAGTCAAGGTAATCAGCGCAGTTATTACAGTTTCAGACATGAAATACCTCCTTTCTGTTATTCAGTATAGCAGAGGAGGAAAACGAAAGGAATACGAAAATGAAGAAAACAATACTGGTCGCGCTGGTAGGCGTGATGGCGGCTATGTTTTCAGGCTGTGCCGGGTGCGACCGAATGGGCAAGACCATCGGAAGTGACCTTGACGGCGGCCTGCATCGCACGGTAACGGTATACAGCAACACCGGCGAGAAGATTAAAGAATGGAACGGCAAGTTTGATGTTTCCGAGAACGATAACGAGGTATATTTCGATCTGAATGATAAGCGTGTCATTATTCATGGCGGCATCGTAATCAACGAGGAAGATTGAAAGGGAGCACACCATGAAGTACGAAGTTTGGGTTTGGGAGAAGCGCCTGGTCGGTGAGAACCGATGGCGGCAGTTTTTCTGCGACGGCAGGCAGGAGGCGCTGGACGTTGCAGAGGAATTTATTGATATTGCGGAAAAGATCGAGGTGATACCTGAATGAAGCCCTACAACGAATATCTCGCCATGACGGCAGAACAGATCATGGCTGACCCGGAAGCGCCGGAAAGCCTGCGGATCGCTGCCCGCATTGAGCTTGAGAAAGCACAAAAGTTCAATTTAGAGGCAGAAGCGGCGCGGACGGCAACAGACAAGCCGGTCTGAGCATAGGCTTTAGAAAGGGGTGGTTACGGTGGCAATCGTGGCTGAATATCATTATCCTAACGGTACGGTATGCATAGACGACGACTGTTACCGTGACGTATCGCCGGAGGAAATGCAGCGGCGCATTGAGCGCCTGCAGAAAACGGCGTGGGAATTACTGATGAATCAGGAACGGAGGAAGAGAAATGAAGGCAAGTAAGTTTATGATGAGCCTGTCGGCGGCGGTATTCGGCGGCGTGATGTACATGCAGATCGCGGGCGCTTGCAGCCGCACGCAGGCGGCGGTGCTCGGAACGGCGATGCTGGTATGCATGGCTATCTGCTATGCCGATCTGCAGCGTGAAAAGCGCCGGAAGGCCATGCAGGAGGATAAGGCCCGCAGGGCGGCTCGCGTCTCCATGGACAAAGCGGCGCACATTGCATACCGCGCCGATCTGATGAGGCAGATTCGCTGATGGACTGGAAGAAAAACCGGCAGAAGTTCCAGATGCCGCATGACCGGGTGGAACGCTGCATGCGGTATGTGAAGGCTGTCGAAAAAGCAAAGCGGAAGGCTGAGAAAGCCAAAAGGGCCGCAGCGCGACCGGAGCCTGCGCAAGGAACGGCCGAGTTCGAGGCGCTGCTGCTCGAACGGTGGCAGGCTCGGCAGGAGGCTAAAAAACAGGAGGGCGGTCATGCAGAGATTCAGCGGGTTGGAAATTAAGCCGTATTCTCAGCTGACCGAGCTGCCGCGTGTGCGGATCGACAGGGTGCGCGTTGAGGTACAGCGCACCCTGTTTGGCGAAACCGAGTATCACCTGGTCGGCACGATGGGTGACGAGGGCAAGGCTTACCCAATCTGTCAGCCGTTTACCGAGCTGTCGGACGTATGGGAAAAGAAGAAAGAAATAGAAAGCGCCATTTTCAAGGCGCGACAGGAGGAACAATATGCGAGAAAAAGAAAAGACGCGGGTTATCTGGAGACACCCGCGCGGCCGGTTTGAGGTACAGGAGTCCGAGCATTACAGCCTGTTTGACCGCTGCACCTATTACACGCGCGAATGCGTATTTACACCGCAGGACGATGCGCGCGGGTTGTGCAGCGAGGTGCCGACAGGCATTTTTGTGCCGGAACTGTGTACGCCGCAGAAAGGCGTGCAGGGTCCGGTCAGCGACGTGGACGTAGACCAATGGTGCGAATGGTACAAAGCCGGCAAAAATGTTGCGGATATCGCTGAGATGGCAAGACGCAGCAAAGCTACTGTTGCGGCGCGTCTGCGCACGCGCGGACTGCTGCCCGATCCCGTTCCGCGCGTGACGGACGAAGAAGTGCGCGAAATGGCGCGGCTGTTCGCTTCCGGCATGTCCGTGCGCGAGGTTGCGAAGGCAACCAAACGCAACATGCGAACAGTACGCGAACACTTGAGAGAAACGAGGGCTATCAGATGAGTTTACATAAGATCAAGGCGGAGCTGCAGGCAAGCGATGAGGCCGCCTGCGAGAAGTTTGCAAAGGTGATTGCGGACTGGCTGCGCAGGGAAGGGGATTGTCTGGCATGAAGAAGAAAGGCAAGGGCAAGCCGCGGGGCATGAATTACGCCGATGTGCTCAAGGCGCGGCGGGATCGCTTGCAACTGGCGATGGATGAGGCGGCGCTTTTGAACGTCGAGCAGAGCATGCAGCGGTATCTCTGGCTGATGGCGGTCAGCCTGCACGATGCTTACGGCTTCGGTCCGGAGCGCCTGCAGAAGTTTTTCGAGGCGTTTCAGGAGAACTCGGACGAGCTTGCGAAAATGCGGGCAGAGGTAGACGACGATTACGCCTTTGAAAAGCTGCGGCTGCGGGCGGAGGACGTCAGCCGGATGGATATTCGCTATTACGGGAAACTCAAGATTGATTAGGAGGAACTGATACATGAATGCAAAGAGAGCGGCAAAGCTGATGCAGATCGCCCATTATTACGGCGAGGACAAGCAGGTTTGCAAGCTGATGGAAGAATTGGGCGAGGCTACGAGCGCGGCAAGTGAGGTGCTGATGCTGCTGAGCTATCACGAGCAGGGCGGCAAAAAGCGTGACCTGACCGCGAGACTCGAACACCTTGCCGGAGAACTGGCCGATGTTGTCAATGTCACTGAGCAGATTATTCAGCTTTTTGGACTGGAAACCGATTTTAAGGTGGCGCGGCACGCCGGTATCCAGAAAACACTCAAGCGGATTCGGGAGGAAATGAGTAATGCGCAGCCCGACAGAGACGGCACACCTGATTGATTCGCATTACAGACGGTCGTTTGGACGGTCGCCGGATAATGAAATGCGTGAGTTTATCCGCAAGGCGGCGGAAAACGGCTTGACGCTCGATGAACTGCTCAACTGCATGACGGCGGCTGTGGTTACTTACGGATTTGGCGCGTATGAGCGCGATTACCGAAAGGTTTTCGTTGCTGAGGCGCGGAAGGTTTGGAAGATGAAAAACAGGATAGGAAAAGCCAGCCTGTGAAGGCTGGCTTTGCGGACTTACAGATCGAACAAGTCGGCATGGGTGCCGGTTCGGGTAAGTGTGAGGATAAGCTCGTTTTCGTGCAGACGGTAAATCAGCAGCCAATCCGGTCGGATATGGCATTCTCGGAAACCGGCGTAATCGCCTTTGAGGGCATGATCTTTATAGCGAGGTGGAAGCGGAATATCCTGTTGAAGCAGGTCAATAACCGCTTTTAGTTCTTTGAGTGGATAATGTCGTTTCTGAATACGCTTGTAGTCGCGTTTGAACAAACTGTGAAAGTGAATTTCTCTCATTCGTCGGCATCCTCGGCGTCCAGAGCGGCAAAAAGTTCGTCAGTGGTAGAGTACGGGCCGGACAGGTTATTTCCTTCCATCGCATCCTGCATGGCAGCACGGGTTTCTGCATTGGGACGTAATGCGGGACGGAACGGGAATGCCTGTTCGGAAACTGCTTGACGCAGGAACATATTGACGGCGGCATTGGTGCTGATACCAAGAGAAGTGAACAGGTTATCGGCTTGTTCTTTCAGTTCGGGTTCCAGACGGAACGAATATGGTTTTGCAGACATAAGACGCACTTCCTTTCTACTATCAGTATATCATATGTATGTATATTGTCAATACAAATATGTTCATTTGCAGATGCATGAGTCGGAATGGACGGAGGATTTTTATGTTATATCAAAAACAGGAGTGCAACGGTCCACTCTATCAGATGTGTTTATATTCTATGGGCACGATGCCTGGCATGTCGCCCAGGCAGAGAGCCGGACGGCGCAGGACCACGGACGCGGCCAAGCAGGAAATCAACCGCTGTCAGCGCAAGTGGCGGCTGATGCAGCTCATCTGCGCGAACTTCCGGTCAGGCCATGACCTTTTCATCTGTCTGACCTACGCGCCGGAGGCTGCGAGAGCCAGGGCGCTTGAGAAATTTCACGGCCGCATGAAGGCGGCTTATAAAAAGCTCGGGCTTACATACAAGTACATCGCCGTGACCGAGGAGCATGACATGGACGGCGAGCCGGTACGGCTGCACCATCACTTAATCATCAGCGGCGCGGCCGATATGCGGCTTGCGGAAACGGTGCGTGCCTGCTGGCCTTACGGTCATGCGGATGTGCGGACGCTGCGCGAGGGCGCGGACTTTTTTGAGGATACGGCGCTGTATCTGCTCAAAGAGGACAAGCACAAGGCGCGAGGGGCGCGGCGGTACTCCACCAGCCGTAATCTGACCCCGCCCGCAGAGCCGGTGCGGCTGCGGCTGCCCGAGGAGGCAGAGCCGGAGACGCCGCCGGGCGTCAAGATCGTTGAGAACGTCCGGAACGCAAACGAGTTCGGGCGCTACGAAATCATGGTCGGTCGGATTTACGATCACAAGGCGTTTGATGCGTGGTATGCAGGACAGCGGCGCAAGGCTGCTCCCGATCCGTGGGAACGACTGCGGCGCAGGAAAAGAAAAAGTTACAGATAGCGGCGGCGGTGTCCGCCTGACGGCCTTGTAGGGGGTCTAACAATTCCCACACCCGGCGTTGGTTAGGTTCGGACGAATGATAACTAATTATAATCAGCCTACTTTCTGTATACTCTCAAAGGACGGAGCGCGCGGAAGCGCGTAACCGGAACGGCAGTAAGGCGGAAAATCTACGCACGGGAGGTGCGGCATGACGAGGGACAGGTTAAAACAGGCGGAAAGCCTGGTCTGCGAATTGGAGGAGGAACGGGAACGGTTTGCACGAGAGGCGCGGCACCGCAAGCGGATAGAGGAAACCTATGGTGTCGGCTGTCTGTTCGGTGAACAGGCGTTCGATAATGCGCGGGAACGGCTTGACCGGATCGAGGCACAGTGCCAGGACGAGAGAGACACCGTGCGGCAGTGGATCGACAGCGTTTCCGACTCCATGACCCGGCGCGCGCTGCGGCTGCGGTATCTGGACGGCAAGAGCTGGAGCGAGTGCGCCAGACGGATGGGGTATGCGGATGAGAGCGGACCGAGGAAGCTGGTAGGGAAATTATGGTCTAAATAAGCGTATCAAAAGGTGTTCCTTTTCGCACGGCAGATTGACGGCGGTATTTTTATCGGTATGGCGTGCGAAAAGGCTTGTCTTTTGATTTACGGACGTTCCGCGAGACAACAGGACATTTTGAAACGCATTGAGCAAACAGGAGGTCAAATATGGAAAAAGTATACGGATATGCACGGGTCAGCACGCGCGAACAGAATCTCGACCGTCAGATTGCAGCGCTGCGGCAGTACATCGCCGATGAGCGCGACATCATCACCGACAAGGAGAGCGGCAAGGACTTCAACCGCCCGGGCTATCAGTATCTGCGCGAGGTACTGCTGCGGCCGGGTGACACGCTCATCGTTAAGAGCCTTGACCGGCTTGGACGCAACAAACAGCAGGTCAAGCAGGAGCTGGAATGTTACAAGGCAATGGGTGTGCGCGTGAAGATCATCGACCTGCCGAGCACGATGGCTGACTTTCCAAAAGGTCAGGAGTGGATCTGCGAAATGGTAAACAACATTATGATCGAGGTGCTCGCAACGATCGCAGAGCAGGAACGGCTTACCATCCGCCAGAGGCAGGCCGAAGGGATTGCTGAGGCGAAAAAGCAGGGACGGCAGCTCGGCAGACGAAAAACCGAGTTGCCGGAGGATTGGAAAGAAGTCACAGCCTTGTGGAAAAGCGGGAGCATAACCGCGGTGCAGGCGATGGACCGGCTCGGACTGAAAAAGAGTACGTTTTATCGGATGGTGCGGGAGCGGGAATAAAAAAACACCGCTCTGCGGCGGCGTTGACAAACACGGTGGTTTGGGTGTAAAATAAGGGCACAAAAGGGACGCAGCCATGAACGGCTTACCATCCGCCGGCGACAGGCCGAGGGGATTGCTGAGGCGAAAAAGCAGGGGCGGCAGCTTGGCAGACGAAAAAACGAGTTGCCGGAGGATTGTGAGGAAGTCACAGCTCTGCGGCGGCGTTGACAAACACGGTGGTTGGGGTGTAAAATAAGGGTACAAAAGGGACGCAGCCATGAACGGTTACTCCCGATTGGTTATGTCATTGAAAATGATCGCAATCTTGGAGGAGGGCGGTCATTTTCTTTTGCTGATTTTGAGAATCAGTTCAGCAAAAGCTATGAGAAGGAGACAAAACTGAAATAAATCAGAAAATGTAACCATCATAGCATCACCTCCCCTCGTGTTGGGTAAGGTGGGAATAACCGCACATAGCGTTAACATGGCTGCGTCCGCAACAACAGTATAACACACAAATCGACAAAGGGCAATCCGAGAGGGTTGCCCTTTTTTATGCGCTCCTGCGCGTTCTGACGGACGCGCTCGGGCGCTTTTTTCTGCTGGAGTAAAGTTTTCCGTTTTTTCCGTTTTTTCCGATTATACTCATAGTCAGACAAGGACGCGCGCGGGAGGTGATTGGATGCAGCAGCGCGGGAGCAAGTACGACAACAAGTTCAAAGAGGAGGCGCTCGCGCTTGTGGCCTCGGGCGTTTCCATCACAAACGCCGCCTGCCGGCTGCGTATTCCGAAATCTACCCTTGCGGACTGGGTTCACACTCAGAACGAGGGGGACGAGGACGGCGTTGCCGCCCGCCGCGAGATACGCCGCGCGCAGATCAAGCGGTGCAACCGCATTGTAGACAAGAGTCTGCGGGCGCTCGACCTCAAAATTGACGGCGTGGCCAAGAACGCCAGGAAGATGGCGGAGGGTCTGGATGTACTCGTTCGGGCGGCGGATGACGGTGTTGTATCACTGACCGATGCCGAGCTTGCCACACTCCGCGAGGCCGTCAGCGACTATACCGGCGTGGGCCTGCGCGAGCTGTCCGGCACGATCAAGGAGGTTGCGGCACGACAGGAGACGCTTGAGCAGCACCTCAGCGAGGGCGGCGGCGAGAGCGCACAGATCACGTTCGCTTCTCCGGATGAGGAGGCGTTTGCGGAATGAATCGGCTTACGTTTTCCAGTCCGTATCCCAAACAGAAGGATTTTCTGCTCAGCCGGGCGCGGTACATCGCTTACGGCGGTGCGCGAGGCGGCGGGAAAAGCTATGTCGCACGAATGAAGGCGGAACTGCTTTGCCTGCGGTATGACGGCATTCAGGTGCTTTTCATGCGCCGGACGTACCCGGAACTGAAAGAAAACCATCTGCTGCCCGCGATGCGCGAACTGAACGGCGTTGCCAAGTACAACGGCACGGACAAGGCGTTTATCTTTCCGAACGGGGCGCGGCTCAAGTTCGGCTACTGCCGGCATGACAGCGACCTGCTCCAGTATCAGGGTCAGGCGTATGACGTTATCTTTCTGGAGGAGTGTACGCAGTTCCCTGAGAACGTGTTTACCACGATGACGGAATCCAACCGTTCTTCTGGTCTGATGACAGAGCACTTCCCGCCGAGGATGTACTTCACCTGCAACCCCGGCGGCGTCGGTCATGCCTGGTTCAAGCGGCTGTTTATCGACCGGGAGTACAAAAAGACCGAGAAGCCGGAACACTACGTCTTTATTCAGGCGAATGTATACGACAACAAAGCGCTGATGCACAACAGCCCGGATTATGTGAACGCCCTCGAAAATCTGCCTGAGGACCGCAAGCGGGCGATGCTGTACGGCGACTGGGATGTGTTTGAGGGACAGTATTTCCCCGAGTTCCGGCGCGAGACGCACGTCTGCGAGGCTTTCCCGATACCTGACCACTGGACGCGGTACAAGGCGCTCGACTACGGCTTTGATATGCTGGCCGTCGGCTGGTTTGCCGTGGATGAGATCGGCACTGCGTATCTGTACAAGGAATTCTGCGAGGGCAAGGATTTAGGAGAAGGACACGATGGACTGATTTTGTCTGACGCGGCTAACGCCATCCTGGAGCGCTCGGACGAGTTGGAACGCGATGCGATCACCTTTGCACCGCCTGACCTCTGGAACCGGAGACAGGACACCGGACGCAGCGCGGCAGACCGCTTTGCGGAATGCGGTGTGTTTATGGAGAAAGCAAAGAACGACCGCGTGCTCGGCTGGCTCGACCTCAAAGAATATTTGAAGGTACGCAAGGACACCGGCAAGCCGAGTTTGATGATCTGCTCCAACTGCACGCAGACCATCAAGAGCCTGCCGATGCTGCTGCACGATGAGAAGCACCCGGATGATGTGGCAAACGATCCGCACGAGTTCACCCACCCGGTGGACATGCTGCGGTACTTTGTGGCCGGCCGTCCGATCGCGGCAAGCGAACCGAAGGAGTTTAACGAACTGACTACCGAGGAGGAAATGGGAAATGTATTTGGCTATTAGTGTCGTTGCGGCGATGTGCGCTTTTCTGGCGGCTGTGCAGACCCGAAACGCCAAGCGCTTGGGCGAGGATTTGCGGCAAAAGACCGTGGAAGCGGAATCCTTTCAGCTGACTGCGCGGACGATGGAGGAACGCCTGCACACTGAGGAGGCGGCGCGCACGCAGCTTGCGGACCGCATTACCAAGGTGGAGACTGCCCTGCGTGAGAGTGAGGACACGGCCTGCCGTCTGCGGCAGGAGCTGCAGACTGAGCGCAGGAAGTACAAGGAGCTGCAGGCAGAACTCGACTCCACCAAGGATGCACACGACGCGGCAATCAGCGCGATGTGGAGCGCCCGCAACGAGGTTGATAATCTGGGGCAGGAGAACGGTAAGCTGACCGAGGCGCTGAACACCGAGCGGGAGAACTCAAAGCACTGGAAAGAGAAATTCCGCGAGGAACAGGCGTACCGCCTGAGCACCGAGGGCCGCATTATGCGTGAGGTCAACAATCTGCTCCGCTATGACGGCACCGCCCACGGGCAGGAGGATTTGAGCGATGAATGAGCAGAAAATCACGCTCACGGCTGACAGGATACAGGCCGAATACGAAAAAGGTGTGCAGTACAACACCGGTATCGGGCTGTACGAGAACGTCAAGCAGTGCGAGAACTTCGTCGAGGGCAAGCAGTGGGAAGGACTGAAAAGCAAGAACCTGCGGCCGATCACGATGAACGTGCTTGATCCGATTGTACATTACAAGGTTGCGCAGATCGTCTCGAACGATGTGGATCAGGAGGTTGAGCCGTTCCTTCCGGATGAGCAGGCCGAGTATGCGGCGAAAATCCTTGAGCAGAGCATTGACCGCGTGGTGGAGCGCACCAAGCTGAAAAGTAAGCACCACATGGTGCTGCGCGACGCTTGCGTGGACGGTGATGCGGCGCTGTACTTTTACTTTGATGCAAGCAAGGCCTCCGGCCTCGGCGGCGTGCAGGGAGAAATCTCTGCCGAACAGGTGATGAACACGAATATTCTGTTCGGAAATCCGTCTAATGCGAACGTGCAGGAGCAGCCGTACCTTATCATTGTGCGCCGCAGACCGGTTTCCGAAATCCGCAAGGACGCGAAGCGGCTCGGCTGCAAGGAATGGGAGACCATTGAGGGCGAGTCCGACGGCCTGTACAAGGGCGATGACGAGCAGAACAATAGCGACAGTCTCGGAAACGAACTGGTTCGGTTTTGGAAGTCTGAGGACGGCCGCGTGCACTACTGCCGCTCCTGCGGTCGTGTTATGATCGAGCAGGATGTGGCGACGGAAATGACACTCTATCCCGTCGCGTACATGAGCTGGAAGCCGAGAAAGAACTGCTATCACGGCGTGATGGAGATCAAACCGCTCATCAACACGCAGATTGAGATCAACAAGCAGTGGACGGCGCTTGCGCTCATGCTGCGGAACAACGCCATGCCCAAACTGGTTTACAACCGCAATAAGTTCCCCAAGGGATGGGACCCGGACGCGACGTCTATCGGCGTGACAGGCGATGTGAAGGACGCTTTGACCGGCGTTGCGGGCTCGATGCCCATTCCCACAGAGGCAACCGGCATTACGTCCAGCATGACGGACGCACTGAAAAATGTTGCCGGTGCGAATGATGCCGCGCTCGGCAACGTCAAGAATCCGGAGAACAGCAGTGCGATTGTAGCGGTACAGACCGCGAACGCTGCGCCGCTTGCGCTGACCAAGATCGCATATTATCAGTTTGTTGAGGACTACGAGCGGGTGCTCATCGACATGATGCATGCCTATTACGGCATGCGGCAGGTGAAGATCACTGACGAGATGACAGACGAGACCGGCGAGACGCAGGAGCAGACGCTTGTGGAGATGTATGACTTCTCAAGTCTGCCGGTGGAGGCGCTGGATCTCAATATTCACATTGGTGAGGCAAGCTACTGGTCGAGGATTCTGCAGGTATCCACGCTTAACAATCTGCAGACGGCGGGTGTTATGCCCAATATGGTTGAGTTCCTCAGCCGCATGCCGGAAGGCTCGGTTAAGGATCAGGAAGGACTGGTCGAGGCTGCAAAGAGAGTGCAGCAGCAGGCCAGCATGCAGCAGGCATTACAGCAGGGAGGTTTGACAAATGGATAACAACAATGAGAGCAAGGCGGAGCGCTTTATCCGCGTGGCAGAGCCGCGCGTGGGTCGAGCGTGCAAGGCTATCAGTCTGATCGGCAATTTTGCGACCGGTGACTATGAGTACACCGAGCAGCAGGTCGATGCTATGTTTGCCGCGATGCAGGAGGCGCTGGACACGGCGCGCGCGAAGTATCGCAAGGGTAAGGAAAGTAAGTTCCGGTTTTTGAGGTGAGAATATGAAGTACACAGTTGTTTTGGATTTCGATGGTGTTATTCATAGTTATTCCTCTGGCTGGCGGGGCAAGACCTGCATTCCGGATCCGCCCGTCCCGGGTATCCGAGAAGAGATTGATAAAATACGAAAGTTCTATGATGTGGTTGTTGTCTCGACTCGCTGCGATACGCAGGAAGGCATGGATGCGGTGAAAACCTACCTGAAACAGAATGCTATTGAGGTAGATGCTGTAATGAAGGAAAAGCCGCCTGCTATTGCTTACGTTGACGATCGAGCGATTTGTTTCGATGGCAAGGCGAATGGACTGCTCGATAAGATTGTTTCTTTTAAGCCGTGGACTGAAAAATAGGAGGTACGATATGAAAAAGTTGTTTATTTCTCAGCCAATGAAGGACAAGACCAACGATGAAATTGAACGGGAACGTGAGCGTGCTATCCGCGAAGCGACTGAATATATCGGTGAGCCTGTCGAAATCATCGACTCCTTTTTTAAGGATGCACCGCACGACGCAAAGCCACTTTGGTTTCTGGCTGAGTCTATCCGGCTTATGGCAGATGCGGATCTCGTTTATTTCGCCAAGGGTTGGAAGGACGCACGCGGCTGCATGATTGAGCGCGAATGCGCTGTGCAGTACGGCGTTCCGATTCTCGAATCTGATTATTGATTTTTCTGTTCCGGCGTTCGGACGGGCGGGAGCTGACCTCACCCGCCCCATTGATTCCCCTTATTTCTTTCTGATGGCGGGCACCCAGTATCGGGCTGGGCGTCCGTCCGAGCGCCGGAATACAACTGAGTCCGAGACTGTGACGGGCAGTAATGCCCAACGACCGAGCCTGCTTTACCCAGGGAACGGCCATACCTATTTTCTCCTTTCTATTATGGCGGCTGGCAAGGTTTCTGAGTTCATTTTTTCCTTGCCTGTCCGTCAGAGTCTCGGACACGATCTCTTTTCCTGCACTGCGGCGGGCGTGGGCGTTTTTGCCATATCACCCTCGTCCGGGTTCACCTCTTTTGATGTAGCGTTATGGAAAACGGGTGGGTGCACTGCTTACGGAACGGCGGTGCGTCCGCCGGAGTGCAGGAACGCACGATAAACACACGATAAACACACGGCAATGAGACGAAAGTCTTTTGCATATAGGAGGATTGTCTAAATGGATTGGAAGACCAGCAATCACATGGACGGAAGCGAGATTCGCGGAGGTATCGGTTTACAGTATTTTGCCGAGGACGGCAATACATCCGACACCGGCGCGGACATGGACGGTTTTAACGGCGACGATTTCCTTGCGGCGCTTGAAGGCAATGACGATCTGGAAAACCAGCAGACCGCCGCCGAGGGCGCAGAGGAGACCGTGCAGGACGGCGCGGAAAACCAGCGCGCCGAAGAGCAGCAGGAAGAACCGGAGAATCAGCCGCCGGAGGGCGGCGAAGTACCGCCGGAGACGGTGGAACAGCCGGTGCAGACCGTGCCGCTCGTCTACAACGGACAGCAGATCCTGCTGCCGGCAGACGCAGTGCAGGCGCTGACCGGTGCGCTCGGCGCGAACCCGGTCGAACTGCTCCAGAAGGGCATGAATTATGACCGCAAGGCTGAGCGGGAAATGCGTGTACTGGATCAGTACGCTGAGGCCGCTGGCATGAACCGGCAGCAGTACCTGGAACAGCTGGAGGGCGCACGCAATGAGCAGCTGCTCTCGGCTGAAATCGAGAAGTGCCGCGCGGAGTTTCCGGAAACGCCGGATGCGGCGCTCAAGGCGATAGCCGAGGGCCGCATGGCTTCCCAGCGTGCAGCCGCGGCACAGGCCGCCGAACAGCAGCGGGCGGAGCTTTCCGCCATGCAGCAGCGCATTGATCAGACTGTTGAACAGGCACGAGAAGAAGCCGATGCACGCGCGTGGGAAGAATATGTTTCACTCTCTGGCGTGAAAAGTTTCGAGGAAGTGCCAAAACGCGTGCTTGAATTGGTGCAGCAGGAAGCTATGACGCCCGTTGCCGCGCACTGGCGCTATCAGGCTGAGCAGAATGCACAGGCTGTACAGATCGAAAAGAAGAACAACCAGAACAAAATGACAAGCCCGGGAAGTGTGCAGGGCAATGAGGGCGACACGAGCGACCCGTTCCTGCGCGGCTTACTGGGACTGTAAAAGGAGTGATTTTACAATATGCCTATTTATCTTACTGAACAGTATTCAAAAGCTGTAGAACAGCTGTATACCCATACCTCGTTCCTGCGCCCGCACTGCAAGGCGCACGTTGACATGATCGGCAAGAAAACCTGCAAGGTTTACCAGATCCTCACCAGCGAGCTGAACGACTACAAGCGAGAGGGCAAGGACCGCTACGGCGTGCCGAACGATGTACAGGACATCGTAAACGAGTACACCATCACCCAGGACAAGGCGTTTACCGCCATTGTAGACAAGGGCGACGGCTCTCAGCAGGCTATCAGCAACAAGGCCGGCCAGTACCTGCGCCAGCAGATCTCCGAGAAGTGCGTGCCGACCGGCGACAAGTACGGCTTCAGCCGCATTGCACGATTCGGCCATATTCAGGGCGTTTCTGCTGCACCGACCAAGAGCGACATTATCTCCACCGTCTATGATGCTGCCGCCTATATGGACGATCACTATGTACCGGATGATGGCCGTATCCTTTTTGTCCGCGTGAGTGACTACAAGAAGATCATCCTCTCGGACGAGTGGGTCAAGCTGGACAATCTGGCGGGCAAGCAGCTGCCCACAGGCGTTGTCGGTCAGGTTGCGGGCTTTACTGTTGTAAAGGTTCCCGACCGACTGTTCCCGACCGACGTTTATATGCTTGCAATTCACGAGCAGGCGCTTGCGTTCCCGTATACCATTGACGATACCAAAATCCACACCGATCCCCCCGGCGTTTCCGGTTCTCTGGTTGAGGGCCGTCAGATTTACGATCTGTTTGTGCTTTCCAGCCGTGCGGATTCGGTTGTCGTTGTGGCCAAGGCCGCAAGCCAGCAGGCGTGCACCGTAGCGATCGCTTCGCACAGTGCGACCGTTACGGCGGCAGATGCGGACGAAATCTGGTACACGCTGGACGGCTCGGACCCGCGCTTCTCCGCAAACCGCATGCTGGTCGCATCCGGCGGCACGGTTGCCACCAAGGCGGGCGAGACCATCAAGGTCGTTGCGTTCGGCAAGGGCGGCAAGCTGACTTCGGATGTAGCGGAGGCTACGGATAAGTAAAGACCCAGGAGGGCGGGCGGCTGCCCGCCCTCTGTTTGTTAGGAGGTGAGAGCGTGGCGACGACTATTAAACGCATTTACACGCTGGCACTGGCGAAAATTATTGAAGCGCCCGGAACGGACGTTGACTTTGACAGCTACTCGCCGACACTGCTTGACAGCCTGCTTGTGGAGGCGATGCCGTACGAGAACGCCATCCGCGCACAGCGCGGTGACGCGGAACTGACAAGCACGCCGGAGGTCACGACGATTGACAGCACGGTGCTCGACTGGGACGACCGGATCACGCGCGTTGCGCTGCCGTGGGGACTGGCGGCGGCTCTGCTGTTTGATGATGAGAACCGCAAAGCGGAAAGCGTGATGTTCCGGAATGAGTTTGTTTCGGCACTCGAGGACGCTGCGCCTGCTGTGCCGGATTACGGGGAGGAGTAAGACATGCCGCGTAAGGTTACGGTGCCGGATTTTACGGAATCCGAGGAAGGCACCAAGCACTATAAGCGCTTCAAGGGCCTGGACTACTCCACGGATGAGACCCAGATCGACGATGGACGATCGCCGCGTGCGGTAAACGTTATCGCAGACGAGGGCGGCTTTCCTGAGCGGCGCTATGGATGGCGCACGCTGCTGCGGTTTACCGATGCGGACGGCAAGGCGGTTCCTGTTGCCGGAATCTTTCCGTACGAGAACGACAGTGACGAGGAAAACCTCACGCTCATCGTTCACGCGGGGAGCAAGCTGTATGCGGTAAAGCTGGACGCGGACTATAAGGAAGTGAAAGACAGCCGCAAGGAGCTGCTCGACAAGCTGAACAGCGGCGGCCGCAGCCAGGGGTTTTACATGCACGGCAAGCTGTTCATTTTGACCGGCGAACACTATGTTGTTTATGACGGCAAAACTGCCGTACACGCGTTAGACGACAACGCTTACTGTCCGCTGACAAGCTATCAGCGCAAGGCGGCAGGCGGCGGCGAGACCTACGAAAACGTGAATATGCTGTGCAAGTGGCGCAAGAACCGCTTTATCGGAGACGGCACAAGCACGACCTATCAGCTGGACGTGACCGGCATTGACAAGGACTGCACGCCGACGGCGGCCTACTTGAACGGCAGTGCGATCCCGGTGAAAAGATACGACGCGGAAAAGGGTACGGTGACGTTTGAAACCGCACCGAGCGCGCCGGAGAACGCCGGTATCTCCAATTTTGAAGTGAAGTTTGCCAAGACCACCGAGGACCGGAAGAAGATCCTCGGCTGCACCATCTTTGCGATTTACGGCATGGACGGCAGCAGCAACCGCGTTTTTGTTTCCGGCAACAGGGAGCACGCGGCGATGGAATGGTTTTCCGGCCTGTCTGATCCGACATATTTCCCGGATATCAATTATTCGGTAGTCGGCAGTTCAGACTTTCCGATTATGTGCTATCTCAAGGCGCAGGGCGAGCTGCTGCTCATCAAGAAGGACAACCGGCAGGAGGGCACGATCTGGCACCACTCGGGCGCAATGCTGAACGATGTGGCAACCTTTCCGCTGAAAGAGGGCGTGCCGGGTTACGGCGCGATTGCCAAGTATTCCTCGGCGAACCTGAATGACGATCCGCTGTATCTCAGTCCGCGCGGTGTATATGCGCCGACGACCACCTACTACAACAACATGCAGGTGCGGCAGTTATTCTGCCGGTCGAGGCGTGTCAACCCCAAGCTGTGCAAGGAGCGCAGACTTGCGGACGCTGTAGCCGCCTGCTGGCGCGGCTGGTATGTGCTTGTGATAGACGGCTGTGCGTATGTGGCAGACGGCAATCAGGACAAAAGCGACAACGGCTATGAATGGTACTTCTGGACGAACGTGCCCGCAAAGGTGCTCTGTTCACACGAACAGGCGCTGTATTTCGGCACCGAGGACGGCAGAGTTTGCCGGTTTAATGACGATCTGGTAGACGAGAACAATGACATTATGATGAACGCGTTCTCGGATGACGGCGCGGCCATCCACACCGAGTGGGCTACCAAGCTCGATACGATGAACACGCCGATGATACTGAAAACCATGCCCAAGCGCGGCAGCGGCGTACACCTCAAGGCGTACACGCGCAGTGCGGTTGAAATTTGGGTAAGACTCGAAACCGACCACGGAACGCTCATGAAGCGCGTGACAGCGGATCGGCTGAATTTTCATTATATCAGCTTTGAACGGTTTCCGTTCGGAACGGTGGTCAACTCTATTATCCCGTTTCTTTTCAAACGAAAGGGCTGGAAGGCGATTCAGGTCATTCTGCAGTCCGACACGGTGGACGAGGGCTTCGGCGTACACGAAGTGGTCATCCGTTACTTTATCGCAAAGTACGCAAAGAGACAGTGAGGTGAGGACATGACGTTTGATGAAAGCAAAATTTCAGCCGAAAAGGCGGCAGAGACCGGCGTGCAGAGCCAGCCGGACGCGCTGACCGGCTCGGCTGAGGAAAACAAGAAGGTTTTTGACCTGCTGCCGCTGCTTATTATCGAGATGCTTAACAAGCTGATCGAGGCATTGCAGGCCGCAAACAGCGCCGGACAGATCGGCGCGACCGAGTTTACCAATGTGACCGGCGGCACGGTGCAGGAGCAGCTGCAGAGTATTCAAAAGAACCTTGAGGACTACCGCAGAGAGGTAAAGGAGAACGGCGCGGAAAACGTCGGCATGACGCCGTTCGACGGCGTGAACGCAAACACCGTTCAGGCCGCGCTCGAGCAGCTGCAGGCTAACCTTGTGCGGTATATCAATGCTGTAAAATCCGCCGAGGGCGCGGGCAGGGTCGGCATTACGCCGTTCAAGGGCGTGACGAGCGGGACGGTACAGGCCGCGCTCGAGGAAATCCGCAGACAGATCGACGATGTAACGGCGGGCGTTATCCCGGACTACGGCGTGACCACCATCAAGCTGGCGCTGCAGGCCGTGACCGCCGATCGACTGGCGCAGGATGTGCTTGACATGATCGAGGCCGCAGAGCCGGCACGCAGTACCAATGAACTGGACGATTACACAATGGAGACCGGCCGCTTTATCAACGCCGGTGCGGGCTGGAACACGTTCAAGTTCCGCCATCCGTTCGAGGGCGTGCCGGTCCTGACGGTGACGCCGAAGGAATTCAGCGGTTTTTGCGAGATTAAGAACGTGAGCAAGGATGGATTCCTGTACTGCGTGCGCAAGCCGCAGCTGCAGGACGGCAGCGTGACAGAGGGCACAGTTACTACCGCTACCGGCTATATCGGCTCGGATACCGGCACTTCGCCCAGTCACAGCAAGGTCACCTATGTTTCCGGTGTGACGCTGCCGCAGGTCGTTCTGCCGACGCTCGGCACGATTACAACGGCAGAGAAGATCGAAATGGATTATATCGCTATTGAGTTTGGAGGTGACGAGTAATGCTCAAGAAGATTCAGCAGGATTTCAGCTATTACTCGCATGAGTTTAAGGATAACTACCGAAAAGGCGTACACCGCCTGCGCACTATCCTTGCCAGCAGGGCACAGGCACAGGCGTTTGTGAGCAATGCAGGCGGCGTTGCGGTGGTGCTCGGCTATGAGCCGGACAAGCCGGACAAGAACGCACAGGAGCTGTATGCACTGCTTATGGCTTCGCCGTATATTGACGATGCGGTACAGACGTTTCTGGGCAGCATTTACGAGGCGGGCGCGGAAAGCCAGGATGCGATGTATTCGGACAGCGCACGGTGTCTGGAAATCCTGCACGATCCAGTAATGGCCCGTGCCGCAGGCGCAGGCGCGGTAAGCGCCGGAAAATGGATTGCGGCTCTGGCGGGACAGAGCTGCAATTCGTACAGGGACATTACGGCGGTTGCCGCCAGCGCTACCGCGATGAACGCGGTTGCCGCCAGCGCTACCGCGATGAACGCGGTTGCCGCCAGCGCTACCGCGATGAACGCGGTTGCCGCCAATTCTCCGGCTGTGGCGGCAATCTTCCGCACCAAGACTGCGCTTGATATTGTGAAGAGCAACCAGTCTGCATGGGCGACACTCGTCGCCTGCACCGATGGCGTGCTGACGCCTGCGGTGTGTGATCTGGCGGGTATTGACCCGACAGATTATGCAGACGGCATGACCGCCGTAGCCGCAAGTGAAACTGCCATGACCGCCGTAGCCGCAAGTGAAACTGCCATGACCGCCGTAGCCGCAAGTGAAACTGCCATGACCGCCGTAGCCGCAAGTGAAACTGCCATGACCGCCGTAGCCGCAAGTGAAACTGCCATGACCGCCGTAGCCGCAAGTGAAACTGCCATGACCGCCGTAGCCGCAAGTGAAACTGCCATGACCGCCGTAGCCGCAAGTGAAACTGCCATGACCGCCGTAGCCGCAAGTGAAACTGCCATGACCGCCGTAGCCGCAAGTGAAACTGCCATGACCGCCGTAGCCGCAAGTGAAACTGCCATGACCGCCGTAGCCGCAAGTGAAACTGCCATGACCGCCGTAGCCGCAAGTGAAACTGCCATGACCGCCGTAGCCGCAAGTGAAACTGCCATGACCGCCGTAGCCGCAAGTGAAACTGCCATGACCGCCGTAGCCGCAAGTGAAACTGCCATGACCGCCGTAGCCGCAAGTGAAACTGCCATGACCGCCGTAGCCGCAAGTGAAACTGCCATGACCGCCGTAGCCGCAAGTGAAACTGCCATGACCGCCGTAGCCGCAAGTGAAACTGCCATGACCGCCGTAGCCGCAAGTGAAACTGCCATGACCGCCGTAGCCGCAAGTGAAACTGCCATGACCGCCGTAGCCGCAAGTGAAACTGCCATGAAGGCGATTGCGGCATCGTACAACGGTATTGCGGCGATCTACTCTAACGCAACGGCACTTGCGAAGTGGAACGCCAAGCCGTCCGCTGTGTCGGCTATTGCCGGCACGAGCAGCGTTGCCATCGGCAAGGCTGCGGTTAAATTGGCCGGTCTTGCGCCGGACAATTTTGCGGACATGGCGGCTGTGGCTGCGAGCAGCACAGCAATGGCGGCTGTGGCTGCGAGCAGCACAGCAATGGCGGCTGTGGCTGCCTCTGACACGGCGATGAAGCTGGTAACTGCAAGCGCGATGTGCCTTGCGAAGTTCATCGGCTCCGCTGCGGCAAAAACTGCGCTGATCGACCACAACGACATGCTGCAGAAATACCGCGCTGCAATTTGGACGGCTGTAACCGGCGGTACGGATTACTTTACCTCGCAGAGAGGACAGAAGGATGAAGACGGCGTTACAAATGCCGACATTACCAATGCGGCGTATATCATGTTTGCGATTCCGGGCGGCTACAACAGCGGCTCTGGTGTTACGGTCTGCTGCCACGGTCACAACGGCAAAGAGGCGGCGCGTGCTTCCGGTTCTTATTCTGACGACAATAAGCGTTACGTTCTGCTGGGCGGCGGCACCTTTACCGAGGTGAATGACGGCATGGTAAGAACGTGGGTTTATAAAACAAAATAAGGAGGATTTGAGATGAAAGCAAACAATATGACCTGCTCGGATTACCGCACGGTGCAGGATGAAAAGCTGGTGCTGTGGCTGCCGGGTGCAACGATGGAGGACGCGCTCGGCATGGAGACCGACATTATCCGCATCCGTACGGATGCCGGAGATGAAGTGGAGGCACTGTGCGGTTTCGGCAACCTTGTTTCCGTAACCTATATTGCGGAGAGCAATACGATGGTTGTTACCCTGACCCGCAAGGCGGACAGCGGCGTGGGCGCGGCACTGGACGCGCTCTCGGCTCAGCTGGTCGAGAGCGAGAAGGAGAACAAGCTGCTCAAGGCGCAGGTCAGCGCCGCGACCGAGCGCAGCGACTTTATCGAGGACTGCATCGCTGAAATGGCCATTCAGGTCTACAACGATGAAGTTTAATTTTCTACATTATTTAGAAAGGTTGGTAATTATGATGGCAATGTTTTTCGCACAGAGAGTGATTCTCGGCAAAACGAAGTTCGACGAGGTGCCCAAGGCACTCAAGGCCAAGGTAGCGGAGATCCTGCTCGACAGCGGTCTGCCTGAGCTGGTACCGTCCGAGTTCGGCGGCACGATGGAGGCTTGATGTGCCGGCGGAAGTAATTACAGCGGCGCTGTCTCTGGTCGGTACGCTCGTGGGAACGCTCGGCGGTATTGCGCTGTCGAGCAATCTCACGAATTACCGCATTGAGCAGCTGGAGAAGAAGGTGGAGAAGCACAACAATCTCATCACGCGCACGTATAAGCTCGAACAGGAGTTTGCCGTGATGGATGAGAAAGTGAAAGTGGCCAACCACCGCATTGACGATTTGGAGGATTTAGAACATGAAAGTTAATATTCCGGTACGCTTTCGCAATCCGTGGTTCTGGGTTGGCGTTGTTTCCGTTGCCATTACCGCCATCGGCGTGGATCCACAGACGTTTACTTCGTGGGCGGCGGTGCTGGACGGCATCAAGGCGGTACTGAGTAATCCGGTGCAGCTGTGCACGATGGCGCTTGCTATCCTGTCGGTATTTATTGACCCGACTACGGCAGGCGTGGGAGACAGCAAGACGGCACTCGGCTACGACAGGCCGAACAAGGAGAAGTAAGTATGAATATTCCGTTCTTACAGGCGAATTCGAGCAACTTTTACTCAGGCCGAGGCGGAAACAGCATTAAATACATTGTGATGCATTACACGGCGAACAACGGTGACACTGCAATGAATAATGCACAGTATTTCCATAATAACAGCGTACAGGCGTCGGCGCACTATTTTGTGGACGAGAACAGTGTTGTGCAGAGCGTCCGCGATTCGGACGGTGCGTGGCACTGCGGCGGATCGTTGGAAAGCTCGCACCATCCGCTGCATGGTATCTGTATGAACAGAAATTCTCTGGGCGTGGAAATGTGTAGCGACAAGGTGAACGGTAAGTTTATTATCACTGCACAGACTGTGGATCGTACGGTCGAGCTTGTAAAAATGCTTATGGCAAAGTACAACATTGACGCAGACCACGTTGTACGCCACTACGACGTAACCGGTAAAGACTGCCCGGAACCGTGGGTGCGTGATGAGAGCCAATGGAAGTCGTTCAAGGCTCGACTGACGGCCAAAGAAACTCCAAAGGAGGAAAAACCTATGACAGATAAAGAGTTTACCGCATATCTCAACCGCTATCTGGCGACCAAGGGCACACAGCAGCCGCACGACTATGCAAAGGACGCCTGGCAGGCAGCGACAGACACCGGTATTATGGACGGCACCAAGCCTCAGAGTCCGCTGACGCGCGAGCAGCTTGCGGTTATCCTGCAGCGGCTCGGCCTTCTCGGAAAGGGCGTGAAGTAAATGGGACTGGGTTCTATGCTGGCGGGCGCTGTTAAGGCGGCAGCTGCAGCGGCAAAGGCAAGCAAGAGCAGCTCCGGCGGCTCGTCCTCGGGCAGCTCGTCGGGTTCTTCCAGTTCGAGCGGATCCTCGTCCTCCGGCTCGTCCGGCGCTTCGATGGCGGCAACCGGCAAGGGCGGCAGCTACGCTATCGGCTCGGACAAGGGCAAGGATTTTGTAAGTTCTGCGGCTGCCGGTTCGACCATGACGGGCAGTGATGGCTCGACGTGGAAGAAGAACAGCGACGGCACGACCACGATCAGCAAGGGCGGCCAGACGTTCACCTACGGCGGCGCTTCCGGCACCGGCGGCTCGGGTGGGAGCAGTTCGGGCGGCGGCTCGTCCGGCAGCGGTACTTATACGCCGCTCGGCTCACATAATGACCAGACCATCAAGGACACGAGCGTGGAGGATTCCGCCCAGATGGCGGCAATCAAAAAACGCTATGCGGAAGCACAGGCGCGCGGTGACGCTGCGGCGATGAAATCTGCCCATGCGGACGCCGAGGCGCTGCGTGCGCAGTACGGCTATTCCGGCGGCTCGGACGGCTCGGACTACATCGGCAAGGGCTATGTGAGCGGCAATGTTCTGGGCAAGCAGATGAGCAATCAGCTCAATAGCGGCTTTGACGCCTACAAGAAGTACATGGAGGACGCTGCGGCACAGCAGCAGGCGGCACTCAAGGCTAAGGTGGATAGCGCGGTTGCCAGCCTGAACGGTCAGAAATACGACGTGAAGAAGCAGACCGAGGCCAACAACGCCGCTGCGGAAAAGGCGTATATGCAGAGCATTAAGCCCGGCGGCTCGAACGCGGAAACCCTTGCGGCAAACGGTTTGCTGACAAGCGGACTTACCGAATCCAGCCAGATCAGCGCGGGCAACGCCTACCAGAACGCACTGAATAGCAACGCGACCACGCAGACCGAGACGCTCGCCAAGATCGAGCAGGCCATCACGCAGGCACAGCTTACCGGCGATATTGAGGCGGCAAACGCGCTTGCCAATCTCTATAAGGAGATTGCCGCCAAGGGCTACGAGAATACGCAGAACATCGTTGCGGCAAATCAGTGGGGTCAGCAGTTCGGGCTTTCGCAGGCCGAGCAGACGGGTACTTACAATGGGACCCCGACGCTTGCCATGCGGCAGTATGAGCTGCAGAAGCAGCAGGTGCAGCAGGAGCTTGAAGCAGGCAAGATCGACATGGAGACGGCACGCAAGCAGATTGAGTATATCAATGCGCAGATTGCGTACATGCAGGCTCAGACTACCGGTCAGAACCTTTCCAACAAGTATTCTCAGTGGCAGCTTAACCAGCTTTAACTACGCCAGAAGGCGGCGATTTTCGCCGCCTTCTCTCTTTAGGAGGTTCATATGAGTTTTTACAGCGATTACGAGAAGAAGAAAAACAAGAACAAAACGTCCGCGCTGCTGAAGGTGCCGCAGGTTGTGCCGCAAAAGCCGGCAAAGCAGGACAACAGCCGCCGTGCAACGGCGGCGCGCAACCGGGAGCAGCAGCGCGTGCAGGCGCACCAGAATGCGCAGCGGCCTGCAAGCACTTATCTGACCGGCGGCAGCACGACAAGAAGTCAGCCGTATGCGGCTTCTCAGCAGCGGAACACGGTTTTTCAGCAGCGCGGGAACACGCGGCAGAGCCTTTCCGGTACAGGCAGCCGGAGCACGCAGCAGAACAATGTGCGGCAGCCCGCAAGCACCTATCTGACCGGCGGCAGCGTGACAAGAAGTCAGCCGTATGCGGCAAGTCAGCAGAATCAGCTGTTTTCGGCAAAGAAGGCGGCAGAGCAGCGGCGCAATCCACGGCAGAACGTTTCTACAGCCAGTAAGAGCAGCGGAGACGGCAACCTGCCGTTGACGCAGTTCCTCAAGAACTCCATGGACTGGCACAAGACCAGCGATCCGAACAGAAAGGCACAGCTGCACGCGCAGAACGACGCCTTGCGGCGCAAGCTGGGATACGAGTACAATCCGCAGACCGGTGCCTCTTTTGATAAGTACGGCCACGAAATGACTGCCGGTGTGCGCATGGCCTACGGCAGCACACCGACCGAACGGCTGAATCAGGCAACTAAGTTACTGCATACCTCGGGCGTGATGGGTAAGACGGACAAGGCAACTGTCTACCCGACCGCCATGCAGGCGGCGCAGGGACTGGATGAGGACTATTTCAGCGGTCAGACCGGCTACAACGCACACAAGACGATGTATGACCTGTTTAACCGCTCGGATGAGACGTGGAGCAGCGAGGATACGCAGAGCCGCGACAGGGCGCGGCAGGAGCTTTCCAATGAAATGTACCGCATTATGAAGCGGTACGGCCTTGCCTATCAGCCGCGCGACAACGCGGATGATATCATGAACCGGCTGAAAGCCGCCGGTGCGGACGAAAACACGCTTGCGTATGTGCAGGAAAACATTGACCTGCGGCACGCGGCGGACCGTCTCGGCAACAGCCTGGAGGCAGTCGGCAAGCGGTGGATCGCTTCGCTGCCGTCCCTCGTGGATACCTCGCGTCAGGTGAGTGCGAACGTGGAGGAGAGCCGCCAGAACGAGGAATACCGCCAGCTTGAGGAGCAGGAGCAGACGCTTGAACTCACCCTGCAGGGCATGAACAGCACGGCGGCAGACGGCTCGGTTCCGGCAGATTATCAGGCTGTTTACGATCAACTGCAGGAGGTTAAAAAACGCAAGAACGAGCTGACCGTAAACAAGGGCGTAGACCCCAACAAATGGTCACAGCGCATGCTGCGCGAGGCAAACGAGGCACAGGCAAACGCCGAGGCCGGTTTAGCGCCTGCGCCGCGCTGGCTGACCGAACAGGGCATTTCCCTTGCGGGCAATGCGCCGGTGATGGCGGCAAGTGCGATTCCGGTCGTGGGTCCGGCGGTCGGCTCGATCATGATGGGCGGCCAGGCTGCAGGCCAGCGCTCGTTTGAACTGAATGAGCAGGGCAAGGGTGCGCGGGAGTCGCTGACGCGAGGGTTGACCTCGGGTGCGATCGAGGCGGCAACCGAAAGACTGCCGCTCGGTCAGATGAGCAAGATTTTGCACTCCGGCGGCGTGAATGCCGTAAAAAATATCCTCATCCAGATGGGTGAGGAGGCGACAGAAGAAAGCGCAAGCTATTTCATGAACTATGTTGCGGATCTGGCGGCAAACGATCCGGACGCAAAGTTCTCTCTTGCGGAGCTGACCCAGAGCGCCGCAGGCGGCGCGTTCGGCGGTCTGGTGTTTGGTACGGCGGGTGCGGTCACTTCTCGCGGTGTATACGGCAGTTCGACGGAAAATCAGCTCACCAATCGTCCTATGACGGAATATGAGGTACAAGCAGATACGCCTTATCTGCAGGTGGAGCGGTTCACCGAACCGCTGACGCAGACAATGGTTAAAATTGATGAGCAAATGCGCAAGGCCGAGACTCTGCCGGAGGGAACCATCAAACAGCAGTATACAGCTGCGCTGCAGGAGGACGCCCAGCGCGTAAGCAAGCAGCTGTCTATTCTGGAGAATAACCGTGCAGAGCTTATGCAGGCGAGGAATATCGCTGAAAGGTTTGGAGCAAAGTTTGAACTCGCAGACCTCGGCCCTGCGGGCGGTAAATATGAAAACGGTACAATTACAGTCAATCCGTATTCCTCGTCACCGGTGCGGCAGGTTCTGGTGCATGAATTAACGCACCATTTGGAGAACAGCGGCAGCTATAACGCATTGCAGGAGATGGCGCTGCATCTGTTCACGCAGGAACAGGGCGTTTCTGCGGATGTACTGCGCGATAATATCACTCGGATGTATGCAGAACAGGGTGTTACGCTTGACACACAAGCCGCAAACCGTGAACTGACGGCGGCGTTCTGCGAAAAGCGGCTGTTTCAGGATGACGCCAGCATTCAGCGCCTTGCACAGACCGATGTATCGCTTTTCCAGCGGATTCGTCAGTGGATCGCAGATACAGTAATTCGCCTGCGAGGAACAAAGGAGCAGCAGCAGCTCCTGGAACTGCAGAGACGCTATGAAAAGGCTGCGCGTACGGTTGGCGCGGTGCAGGATAGAGGGGCACAGTACACGTTCGGCCGTGAGTACGACAACGAAACGCTTGCGAAAGCCGTTCAGATGGAGCAGGAAGGCGCAGACAAGGACACTATCTGGAATACGCTCGGCGTTATTCGAGACACAAAGGGAAACTGGATCAATGAGATTGACGACAGTCGCATGAACTATGATGAGTTCGGCCTGTATCAGATGAGAAAAGACCCGGATTTCCGACGGCTTGAAGAATTGGAAGATAAGGCGAATGCGACTGCGGAAAACTTCGGGTTCTCTCCGGAAGAATATGCGGAGTGGGAAAAGCTGACCGACAAATACGGCGATGCCGTATGGGACGACAAGTATCTGCTGCGCGATTATTTGAAGCATGACGAACTGTTTAAGCGTTATCCGTCTTTACAGGGCGTAAGCCTTGTATTTGAACCTATGAAGGCCGGAGAATTTGGATATTTCCAGGGACGCGATAACTCGATTCACCTGAATGAGGATTTTAAGCGCGTTCCTGAAAGTACGCTGCTCCACGAGATTCAGCATTTTGTCCAGAATAAAGACAACAGACCCGGAGGCGCAACGCCGGAATACTGGCGCTTGATGAATGAAAGCGCAGACGAGTGGCTTGACCGAAATCTGCTGCAAGACCGTAAGCAGAAAATCATTGAGCGCATGAACACGATCGAACAGCAGGTCGGTTACAACGATTTTTATGACAGCCTGCTTGACCGAGAGGAAGCAGGCGAACTGACAAGCGAGCAGGTTGACGCGCTGGATCGTGAGTTTGTTGCGCGCTATCCTGAGCTGGAAGCGCTGAGAAACGAGCTTTACAACGATGTTTACATGAAATTAAAGGAGCTCGGCAAGGGCAAACGTGATCCGAACGAACTGTACCGCAATACGGCGGGCGAGATCGAAGCACGCGAAAGCGAAAGCCGCCGGAACATGACCGCTGAGGAGCGCAGACAGAAAACGCCCGACCTCGGCTGGGATCGGGCGGTGTTCGCGGAGGATGCAGGTACCACCGCGGAAATCAAATATCCTGTTTACACACCGGAGGCTATCCATGAAAATCAGCGAAAACTGCGTGATATGCAGCCGGTGACAAAACTGACAGGAAACGAGTTTGCCAAGGGCGATACAGACCTGATGACACAGGTTTTGAACTATTTCGATTCGCTCGGAAATTCTGTGTATTCGGAACAGTTTGGCGATGTTGCATTGACCAAGAGCAGCTGGCGTTCGGAACGCCGACATGGTATGACAGCGTTGAAAGCAAATACGTTTGCGGCTGTTCCCGATGTCATCCGCAACGGCGTAGTGATTGATTATATGCAAAAGCATGACGGCGCAGTGGATCGCATCGTTGCGGCGGCACCAATCCAAATCGGCACAGATGCAGACTATTATGTTGGCGTTATGCTGCAAAGAGACCAACAGAGTCAGCGCCTTTATTTACACGATGTTGTTGCATTAAAAAAACAAGGTCAGAAGAACAAAACACAAACGTGGCACCAGAATTCTGATGTATCACGAAGTTCTTCTAACCTTGATATATCCAGTATACTCCGAAATGCACTGGATGGCAATACTTCTGTACAGAATACTTTCGGTTTCACGCCGGAGCAGATCGCAAAGGGAACGGTTCCGCTCTCCGATGCGATGCAGTACGGCAAGACACCGGAACAGGCGGTGATGGAGGCGCGGGCGAAGGCTGAGGGTGAGAAGTTCTCGGAGGGCGTCAATGCGAATGGGTCGATCAATGGCGATGCGGATACCGCGTACAGCATTGGATTTATGCAAAAAAGAAATCATCCGAGCAGTGACGGCTCTTCCAACTCCCCCTTTGGGAGCGGCGCTCATACTCAGATGACTTCTGATAACAGTATATCCCCAAATGCGGAGAATGGCAATACAGAAGTTAAACCGCTCGGCAACTATGAGATGTACGGCAAGAGCAGGGAACAGGCGATGCGTGAGCTGCAGAACAAGCTGACAGAAAAGCGCTCGTTCCTGCATGACGATGATTACAAACAGGTGCGCGCGGTACAGTCCGCCGAGCTGCGCGAGACGTGGAAGCAGGCGCGACCGGTACACGAGCAGATCGAGAAGTTCCAGAAGAACCACCCGCTTTCCGCCAAGGATGAGCAGCTGCTGCAGGCCGCTATGGTGAACGGCGCAACGAACACGTTCAGTCAGTGCGACGATCCGGCAGCCGTTATGCACCGGTATCAGCTGCAGCAGGAATTGAACCGCCGGATGCAGCCAATCAAGGACTATCAGCGGACGCGCGGTGAGACCATGGCGCTGAACGCTGAGGATATGGCGGACACGATCGCGGAGTTTGCCAAGGACAAGAAGATCCCCGGTGCGTACAGCCGCGAGACAATGGAGCGCAACAGCTATGATATTTTCGGCAAGAACAACCGAGACAAGGCCGAACAGCTGAATGACGAGTATTTTGCGCCCGTCCACAAGGCGGTTGCAGACCGCACGAACTATGTGAACACCATGCGTCAGCAGGTGGCAGACCTGCACCTGAGCAAGCATGAATCCGCACTGGTGCAGATGGCGCTTGAGGGACGGAATGACGTTGCTGCCGAGTACATCAAGAACAACAAGATCAAGGTGACAAGCAAGCTGCAGAAGAATGTGGCGGACGGCGTGGCAACGTTTCAGGCGATTTACAAGGAACTGTATGACTCACTCAACGAAACGCTGCTTTCCAACGGCATGGAGCCGGTACGCGCCCGCAAGAACTATGCGCCGCATTTCGTGCAGGACAAGCCGGACACGCTGCTTTCGCGTATTCGCTACAGCTTTGGCTGGGGCAAGGACAGCTCGGTAAATATCGGCACGGATATTGCCGGTATTACGGACGACTTCAAGCCGGGCAAGAAGTGGTTCGGCAACCTGCTGCAGCGTGAAGGCGAACTCACTGACTATGACGCGGTGGCGGGCTTTGACCGTTACATTGAGACTGCCGGTGATGTTATTTTTCTGACGGACAGTGTACAGCAGCTGCGTTCGCTTGAGGACGCGCTGCGGTACCGGCTTTCGGACGAGGGCACGCGCGAGAAGGTAAACCAGATCCGCAACGATCGCAATCTGAATGCACTGGAACGTCACCAGAAGATTGATGAGGCGTACAACCCCAATCAGGATAATATTCAGAAGTTGTATAACCAGAAGAAACAGGGCATGGGCGGCTATGTTTCCAACCTGCATGAGTATATCAACAACCTTGCGGGCAAGAAGGCGCGCGCTGACCGCGGCTGGGAGGAAATGATCGGCCGACAGATGTACACGGTAGCAAAGAACGTTGAGGGACGTGTGGCGGCGAACATGATCGCAATGAATCCCGGCTCGTGGATCACGAACTTTATCCCGATCACGCAGGCGAGCGGCGAGGTGAGCACGGCAAACCTCATCAGAGCCATGCGCGATACAGTGAAAAGCGCCGTGAAGGACGATGGCTTTACGGACAGCTCGGTATTTCTTACTAACCGCGAGGGAACGCAGTTCCTCGACCAGACGCTGACGCGCAAAATCTCCGATATTGCCGGAATGCCGATGGAGGCAATCGACCACTTCGCCAGCAACGTGGTGACGCGTGCGAAGTATCTGCAGAATATTCAGGACGGCATGGGCCTGCAGGAGGCGTTCGACAACGCGGACGCGTTCGCCGCCAATCTGATGGCTGACCGCTCCAAGGGCGCGCAGCCGACCGCGTTTAACTCGGTAAACCCCATCCGCAAGGTGTTTACCATGTTCCAGCTTGAGGTGAACAACCAGCTTTCCTATCTGTTCAAGGACCTGCCGAGGGCAAAGCAGAGCGTACCAAAACTGGCGTGGGCGTACACGAAGGTATTTACCGGCGCGTACCTGTTCAACGCGGTTTACCATCAGCTGACCGGCCGTGATTCGGCGTTTGACCCTATCGGCATGATCGCGGATGCGTTCGGCTTTGATCCGTTCGACGATGACGACAAGGACAAGAAGAAAAAGTCCGGCGTGGACATTGCGCTCGACCTCGGCGAGAACGTGGCAGAGCAGATTCCGTTTGTGGGCGGCTTAATCGGCGGCGGCCGTGTGCCATTATTCTCGGCGGTTCCGGAGTTTGATAAGCTGACCAAGGAATACGAGAACGGCTACGACGGTAAGCGCATTGCGCTTGACGCGGCAAAGAGCGCTGCCAATTCGGCGGCGTACCTGCTGCTGCCGTTCGGCGGCGGTGCGGTGAAGAAGGCGCTCGAGGGCGCGGCCACGGTTTACGCGGGCGGCAGCTACAGTTTGGACAAGAACGGTGAGAAGATCCTGCAGTTTCCGACCTACGGCCAGAGTCCGCGCGACTGGGCACAGGCGATGCTGTTCGGCAAGTCTTCGCTCAAAACTGCGCAGGAGTGGGCTGACGATGATTACAACAGCCTGAACGCAGACGAGACGAAGGTATTCGAGGAGCTGCGGCAGCGCATGAGCTGGAACAAGGACGAGAATGGCAACACTATCGACAATTCCGAGGCGGTATTTGCGGCTATTAAGGCAATGAAGGCAACCACTGCGGATGCCAAGGAGAAATACGGCAGAGAGAATTACAAGGAGATTGCGGCGGCGTCCATCCGCAAAATGCTGCTGGAAAACAACGACCTGACGCCGATGCAGAAGAAAACGCTCGACCGCGAACTGATCACAGCCGGTGATTCCGCAGACTACACATCTCAGGATGCGTTTGATATTAGCCAATATGTGCGAGAGTCCCGACAGGACGACGCGGCCGAGGCAATTAAGCACGGTATTTCGGTTGATGATTTCGTCAAGTGGGACAGCGTGATTGAGCAAACGCTTGCGGACAACTATGTTGACGCCAAGGACTACGAGGACGGCGAGAACAACCAGCTTTACGCGAAAAACGCTGTGCTGCAGAACATCCTCGACGAGTATGACAAGGACGGCGAACACACGGATGCGGAAAAGAACGCGTTTGCGGACTATGTGCTCGTTTCTGCCATGGGCGAAAGCGACAAGGAGCGTTGGGACGCAGTAAAGGGCACGGTAAATGCAACTGACTTTGTACAGTTTGCCGGTGACATGGCAACCTTCAACAAGGAGTACAAGGGGTCAGGCATGAGCAAGAGTGAGGCTATGCAGACAATCCTTGACGGTTACGGCGGTCTGTCTGACACGCAGAAGGATGCGCTTTTCGGCGCTTACAGCGACAGTGCTTCCGGCAATGCGTTCCATATCTCCAAGTACGAGGATGCGATTAAGGACCGCAAGTTCTACAGCTACCTCAAGGACGCAGGCAAGAAGGAACTGCGCTCCATGCTCAACAGCTACGAGCAGCATGTGGCGGACAACGACAAGCTGTCCGGCTGGGAGGCCAAGGCGGCAGTTGCCAAGGAGGCCGGCATTTCGCCGGGCGTGTATGCGCTGTACCAGATGGCGCTCAAGGCGGCAGACACGGACGGCAAGGGCGTAAGCCAGGCAAAGGCCAAGGCGGCCGTGGAATCCATTGACGGACTGACCCAGGCACAGAAGGCGTACCTCTGGCAAAGCTCGAACCGTAAATGGAAGAAGAACCCGTTCGGTTCAGCAACAGTTTCAAAGTACCAGTACGCGGGCGGCGAGTTCGCAAACCCGGTTGAGGGCGGCACGATCTCAAGTAAGTTCGGTCCCCGAGACACGTTCGCGACAAGCAACGGTGCCTCGTCCTCGCGTTGGCACAAGTCCATTGACATTGCCGCGCCTGCCGGTACGGCGATCAAGTCGGTTAAGGGTGGCAAGGTAACCGCAAACGGCTGGGTCTCCGGTTACGGCTGGACGATTGAGGTAACACATGGCAATGGCTATGTGAGCATGTACCACCACATGCAGAACCAGAGCAGCGTTGCGGTCGGCACGGAAGTAAAACAGGGGCAGACGATCGGCAATGTCGGCAGCACCGGCAACTCGACCGGTCCGCACCTCGATCTGACGATCACTAAGGACGGCACGCCGGTGGATCCTGCGTCGCTGATTGGCGATTACAAGAACGCAAAGACGGGGTATGTTTACGAGGGATCGCCGGTTTATACGCAGCTGTCCTCGGCGGCCGGCAAAAAGAGCAGTTCCGGCGGCTCGAGGAAGTCGTCGGGAGGAAGCAGTTCCGGCGGACTTAAGCAGCTTAAGGGACTTAGCGGGCTGAAAGGATTGGGATTCTGATAAGAAAATGCGAAAGCGCCGTCGGTTGACGGCGCTTTTTTTGTCGTTTCGTAAACCTATAACATTTTATGCTTTGACAGCAGCAGTTGCAGCTGGTTTCCGGCGCAACCACACGCGCGTCCAGCATGATCGGATCAACGACCTCTACGACCGCAGTCGGCTTGTTGCTGTCAGGCCGCAGCTGCACATCGCGGCCGTCCTCGATATACTGCGAGGAAAAGATGCGCGCGCCGCCTTCGCCGCCGAACAGTACAACACGTTTGTCGAATACCGCCAGTCCGTCCACGATACGCGGACGACCGATTACGCAGCTGATTTCACATTCAATGCGATAGAAAAAGCGGATATCAACGCTGTAGAAACCTCGATTAAACTGAATCCGCTCAACATCAATAGAAACACAGAGCAGTTCCGCTTCACGCGGCTTCACAGATGCAATGCCACCGGCATTAATCAGCTCCTGCGTATCGCGGGTGAGATACACGCGAATGTCACGCAGGCACTCCTTACTGCGGCAGGAGTCGTAAACCTTTTTGGTGTGGACGCAGACCGCTTCGCGGAAGCCGCCTGCACTGTTGCCGTTATTGCCGCCGATCGGACCCGGGCAGCAAACTTTTTCAGCCATGTATATTACCTCCAAACAAAAATTGAAGCAACTGCAATATGCTATGATTTTACCCTTGCATATAAAACCGAATAAAATTCCTCGTCAAACTCTGAATTTGGCGAGGAATTTCTGTTTTTTCGAATTTATTCAAGGTATGAAACAAAACGGGGGATTGCGACGATTACCTCATAAATGTGTTTGAAGGGGGTTTTGCGTGGTGTTGGGTGTGTCACTTGATGTGTCACCTAATAGACGCGATTTTCCCGCTATCGCGCGCTTGCTGAAATTCCGCAATACGATCGGCGGCAGACGCAAATGCCTCGTCAGAGAGGTGCGTATAAATTCGCGCGGTCATAGCGATGCTTTTGTGCCCCATGAGTTCTTTTGCTACATTGATAGGTACGCCTGCGGTTTGCAAATCGGTTGCAAAAGTGTGACGCATACAGTATGGAGTGAGGTCTTCGGCTACTTTAGATGTCTCTGGTATAATAGTTTTGCGGAAAGTCTTTGCACCCATGTCAATATCAAGAGCACGCTTAAAAGTCTGCCACATGTGATACATGGAAGATATGCTATATGGAGCGCCAGTTATTGGCTGAGTAAAGATATATCCTGTGCCTCCGGTGAGATACGGACGCAATGCAGGATTGATAGGGACGGAACGATCGCCGTAGTCGGTCTTTGCTGAATGCAGGATTATTCTGTTTTCGCTCAAACGCACATCTTCCCATTTGGCTTTGCGAGTTTCAACCGGACGCGCACCAGTGTAAAGCATAAACAAAACCCAAAAACCGGCGCGATGTGTTTTGCAGACGTTGAGTATATGTTTCCGCTCATCTGCGGTAATGGCTCTGTGTGTACCTCTTTCTGCTGTTGGCATAGTGATTCCCTCGGAAGGGTCAAATGTGAGTATGCGCTCTATACGAGCCTGCTTAAACGCAGCTCTAATGAATGTGATTAGTTTGGTTGCGAGGGAAAAGGACTTTCCGGCAACCTCGTTCATAATACGCTGTAAATGCGCTGACTTAACATCGCACAGCCGCATATTCCCGATGACCGGAGAGATATAATTTTTTTGCATGCCAACCATGTTTCGATATGTGCTATTTGCTACCGTGGTCTTTTTGTAGGTCTCCAGATAATCTGTAAACCACTTATCAACTGTGGTATTTTCGTTAATAATGTCGATACCCTGTTCAAGACGGCGTTTCTTCTCCTCCACCTTTCGCCACAAATCGCGTTGCGTCTTTGCACGGACATTGTAGCGCTTGCCCGCAAACGAGAATGATTCACGATAATATCCATCTTTGTTTTTATTCATGTTGAAAAACCTCCTATTTTGTCGTATAATAAGAGGGTAGATTCCGTTCCAAAGTTTCTACCCTCATTTCCCGCTTCGGTGTTGGCGCACTGGAGCGGGATTTTTTTGTTTCAAAAACGTTTTTTCAGATAACCGCAGGTCGGTACCCAGATCAGGTACAGTACAAGCAGCCGGATGAACACGGAACCGAAGCTAAAGTAATCCGGCAGTGTTGCATAGTCTGCGCATGCGGTTGCAATGTGCGTTATGGTGCTTGCTATAATCACATCACGCGCACAGTTGGCGCAGCGCGGGCTTTTCCGGAATAAGTTCACGGCTAAACGAGTGCCCATAACGGCTGATACGATGCCGCAGATAATGTAGGTGTAGCAGTATATCGGTTCAGAGTGAAACATAGTGGATGCCGAACCGGCCTTGAACAGCGACAACCCCTGTATAGCTGAGTATGGAGAAAACAGGTTCAAGATTGCGCCGAGCGGCACGACAACACGCAGGATGTTAAACCAGATCATGCCTTGTGGTTTCATAATTTCACTTCCTTACTGTGGCGTCAGCTTCTTCGACGATGCCGTATGTGTCGCAAGCGTCGCTCCATCCATCGGCATAAGCGCTTTGCATTGCGTCCTGTGCGTCATTATACAGGCTGTCCATATCGTCCTCGGAGTAGAGGTTGAAATGGGACTTTACTTCGTCGAGGTGGCTTTCGACGTAGTTGTAAACAAATTCCTGAACGGTGTCTTCTGGAAAATAATCATCAATATCCGTTCCAACTTGCTTGATAAACGCCTGCTGATCGGCTTCTTCTCGGCTGTCAGCAGTACTTGTGTAATACCAGGCACCGACGGCAACAGCGATAATCACACACCAGATAACACAGCGTTTAGCATCTTTTTGAAACTGGTCTTGGATGAAGCACCAAACAGCGGTAATAATCGCTATAATACCCCAGAACTTTATGGATATAATAAGCGCTACTTTCCATCCCTCTTTGAATACGAACCAGTTGAATAAAACGGTCAGTCCGAAGACAACGATATAAACAACCAGTAGAAAAGCAACCAGAGGCTTCGTAAGACCGTTCTTCTCTTTGTCGTTCACCTTGCACCCTTCCTTTACTTATGGTAAAATATGCGTGCAAGGCTTCCCTTGTATAAATGCCCGTTTGGTGGTCGCGTCACCGGCGGGCGTTTTTTATTTGTCCGGTTTATTGGACTTTTTTTGTGATCGTCGAATTCATGGTTGCATATCGAACAAATGTTCGATATAATTATGTCATAAAAAGACGAACGATTGCTGTTGATATTCCCATTATAAGGTAATATCATAGGAGTATACAACAGGAAAGGCAGGAACCAAACATCATGGACAACATCGACCGTTTTACCGCAATGCTCAATTCATGCGCTAACCCGTTGCGCGTTTATAACGCTTTAAGAACGATTGCCGAAACGCCATTCGAGCAATCCAATGATGTGCGCAAGAAACGCGAGATCATCGTCGGAAAGGTTGCCGGACTGGTCGAGCAATCCGAGAGCCTTTAACAACTCAATAGACATCTCTCTTGTAATTTCCCCTGTTTCGGCTTCGGCCGGAGCGGGGGATTTTTCTGTTTCTGCTGATTGGTCATCTTCTATGCCGAGCAGGTAGTCAGTAGTGACATTGAATTTCTCTGCTATAGATATCAGATATCCGGAACCAGCTTCACGTTCACCGTTTTCGTATTTGGTGATTGTGGCATAAGGCTTGCCTAATTCTTCTGCAAGCCGTTTCCGTGTGTAACCGTTACGTTCTCGAACTTCTACAAGCCTTTCGGGTATTCCCATTGTTGCACCTCCTTACTATGGTTCTATTATATATCTGCTCTGTTTGCGTGTCAACAAAAAAATACCCAAATTGGGTAAAAAATCTTTGCTTAACTGTTGACATTAACCCGTAATGGGTGTATAGTATAGACAGTGATTAACCCGTTTCGGGTAAATGGAGGTGAAAAAGTATGTTTCCGAATATTGATGCGGAACGAGGTCGCAACAATTTGAGCAAGGCGGCTTTAGCTCGTGAGCTTGGCGTTTCGTACAGCACGTTCAAGTCCTGGATGGCTGGCAAGACGGATATTCCGTCTTCTAAGATCATCGAAATGACACGGCTGTTTGGCGTCACTGCGGATTATCTGCTCGGCATTGACCGACACGACAACGAGAGCGCATAAGTCGAAATGGCGCTGCTTATTGTGTGTGCGATGCTGCGTTGTGGCAACGACGATGCTGAGAGATAACACATCATCAACGCACTAAGCAACAGACCGATAACACACCGATAACACACAAAGCAACACACCGATAACACACGAGAGGAGGGCTGAAAATGGAGGAACGGACATACAAAGCTCTGCGGCAGGAGGTCAAAAACGACCTTGAACAGCTCTTTCCGGGAACCGTACTTTTAACGCTTGAACAGGCGGCTAAAGTATACGGATTTCGGGATAAACGGGCGGCAAAGAAGATTATTGGTGCACCGATGGTGCCCGGTGAGAGACGGGTAGTTTACTATTTGGGAGACGTTGCAAGTGACATTGCAAAGCGTCGCATCGGCAATGTTAGATAACACTCTAACAACAGACCATCAACATACAGATAACACACAATCAACAAACCGATAACACACCGATAACAAACCATCAACAAACCGAGGCATAAGAAAGAAAGTAACAAAGAAAGAAAATAAGTATATATATATTCTCCCTACGGTCGAATATATATTAATTTAACTTTCTAAGAAAGAAAGAAAAGAATAACCCTCTCACTACGTTCGAGGGTTACAAGAAACCGCGAAAGGGGATTGAAACCAATGACCTACAAACGCTACGGATGGCTTGCGGGAATGAGCTTTCTCGGAACGCTGATATCCGGCGGTATGACCGAGAACGGAAGAATCGACTTGTTCTCCGGATCCGCTATCATGCTGGCGCTGCTGGCTGTCGGATTTGTAGCCGCAAGGGCAAGCGTGTTGCTTGCGGCCTATGAACACCGGCAGAGATATCGCGGTCGTTATCGCTGAGGGGAGAAAACAGGATATGACGGAAGCAAGACGCAAGACGCTGAAAGTCAAAGACATGCAGCGCCGGGTTATCGGCAAGGCGATGCACGCTGCTAAGTACGGCTTGCAGATGCGCGAGAGCGCAAAGACGATCAGCATGAGAACGGAGGAACGAAAATGACAAAGCACGAATATTTCCGACAGTTTAGCTTGCCGGACTGGGACAAGCGAGAAGTCCCGCAGGGGTTAGGCTGGTACTTCACCCAGTACAACCCGGAAACCTGCGAGGGCGAGGGATGGTTCGGCACCGAGGACAAGCCGGAGTATTCCTTCGAGGACAAAATCTTCGAGGGCGATGACGGCGAGCCGGTTCTCATGAGCCGTACTTGCGGCATCGGTGATGGTTGTTTCTGGACGGAGTGGAGGCGATAACATGATTGTGAAAATCAATGGTACGCCGATTGACACGGCGCGGGTGCTGCGGTTTGCACCGCGGAAGAAGGACGGCTTAGATTTCAGGGACAACGAGGTTTGTTCACTGGATGAGCTGAAACGGATTCAGCAGCGCATCACGGTGCACGCTGAGTGCATGGAGCGCGTCTGGACAGTAGATCGCATGGGATGGCGGTTCCTGCTCCTGCGGGATGCTTATGGCAATGTGTTCCCACAGTGTTTCGCACCGCTCAGCGGTGAGCTGGAATACCTGCAGGAATGAGAAAAGCCGCTGACGGGTGGTAGGATACCCAATCAGCGGCATGCAAAAACATTACACGGTGATTATAGCACCGGAGAGGAGAAAAAGCAAGATGTTGAAGGAAACACTGCACAAGCTGTTGGACCTCAGTTTGGAGGAAAAGCCGGAAGACAAGATTACCGAGGTAACGATCAGTAACACGACCTGCTTGGTATGGATCATGAGCAAAAGAAACGGAACGTATCAGGTAGACCGCCGCTTTTACCGCCACAAGAGCACCGAAGAAAATGTGTGGTATGAGGGACTGGAAGAAGTCCCCGAAGCCGAGGTTATCCGGGCGATGGAGGCGGTAAACAATGCGTGACGCGCTGACCGGCTGCCCCGAGCGGGCGCTTGAGCCGCCGGAGCGGAAAGACCAGGAGCGGAGGAACAGGTTGCAGGATATGCGGGAAGCCGAAACTGCTATTGGCCTGTATCTGGAGGATTATAAACACCTGTTCAGCATCGAGATTAAGAACTTCTTGCTTGATTTACGAATTGCTGTGCAGGACTTTGAACAGGAGGACGAACCATGAATTTATACGAATTGACGCAGGAATTTGCGACTGCAATGCAGGCTATCACGGTAGACCCGGAGACCGGCGAAGTCAGCGGCTTTGAGGCTGTAGACGGTCTGGATGCGGCGTTTGAGGAC